TTCTAACCCACCTTTTCTACCTTTTTCAGTTGAGTAACTATTGATATTAATCACTTTATTTAAAGTTCTTGTAACTTTTCTTACCTCATCAAACAATAGTTTGAAATCAAACTTACCATCAATTATAAAGTTTTTCAATACCATAGATGATAATGTACAAATTGCGGTAGTTTCTTCATCAGTATATTGGAAAATCTCAGCACATAAGTTAGATTGGTGAATCACCCCAATGTTTTGGTGGTTTGACTTTCTGTTAGCATTATCTTTAGAACATAAATAAGGAACACCTGTTTCAATTTGTGACTCGATAATTTTAGTCCAAATTTCACTAGCACTTACTTTTTTACCTAAACCTAATTCAACCGCCTTTGCGTAATTTTCTTCATATTCAGTACCATAAGATTCTTGTAACGCCTTTAATCCCGCTTTCTTAATATCATTCGGACAGAACAAATACCAATCTTCATTATTTCTAACTGCTTTCATAAAGTTATCAGGAATCCACAATGCCGTGAATAAATCTCTCGCTCTCAACTCATCTTTACCTGTGTTCTTTTTGATATCCAATAAGTCAAAAATGTCCTTATGCCAAGGTTCGATATAGATTGCCGCACTACCAGGTCTTCTTCCTTGTTGGTTAAAGAATCTTAATGATTCATTAACTATTTTAAGGTATTTTAATAATCCACCCGCAAATCCACCTGATGTTGTAATACGACTTTCTTTACTTCTTTGGTTTGACATACATAACCCAATACCAGCAGCATCAGATGAGTATGTTGAGATATCATTTAATGTACCTAACAATCCTTGTCTTGAATCTGAGTTATTGTAATGTAATACACAAGATGCTAACTGAGGAATCAATGTCCCTGAGTTAATCATAATTGGTGTTGCCTTAGATATACGTTGTTCTGACAATGATTTGTAATAATCCATCGCCTCCTCATACGTATCAGTCACCCACAACGCAATTCTCATATACATATGTTGAGGTCTTTCAATCACTTTACCATTTGGTAATTTCAACAAATACATTTCTTGTAATGCTTTCCAAGCGAAAAAATCAAAGTTATAATCATTTTCGTGATTAATAACTGAATCAATATTACTTGGTCCGTATTTCTCGATAATACTCATTAAATTATCGTGAACAACACCTTCAGTGTGTAATGTGTGCATAGTTTCACTGAAACTATCAACAGTATCTTTATGATACGCTGAAATAGCAACTGAAGACGCCAATCTTGAATAGTCGTGATGACTACCAGTATATGAGGACGCAATCTCATATACCAATTTATCTAATTCTTTTGTTGTGATATAACCTTCAGTTGGTACTGAAGTTATCACTTTAATAAAAATCTCATCGGAATTGACATTAAGTCCTTTTGACGCTCTTTTTACTCGGTTGTAAATCTTTTGAGGATTAAATGATACTTTTTCACCACCTCTTTTTTTAATCTTTAATGACATCATATTTAATATAATATTTTATTAAAACTCATCTGTAAAAGTAATTGTTTCATTCAATTTCGCCTTTTGATATTCAAGGGTTCTATTTTCAAAGAAATTACCTTTTGTCTCAACCGCAATCTGTTCCATAAATTTGAAAGGTTGTTCAACATTAAACTCTTTACTACAACCTAATTTATATAATAGTCCATCAACAACAAATTCCAAATATTGTTTCATTAAATTTTGATTCATACCAATCAATGAAACAGGTAGTGATTCTGTGATAAACTCTTTTTCAATCTCCAACGCCGACAATAAAATTTCTTTAATTCGTTTTTCACTTGGTTTGTTAACAATATGATTATTTAACAAGTGAATTGCAAAATCACAATGTAAATTTTCATCTTTAAAAATCAATGCGTTAGCATCACATAATCCTTGCATAATCCCTCTTGATTTCAACCAAAATATTGAACAAAACGAACCTGAAAAAAAGATTCCTTCAACCGCAACAAACGCAATCAATCGTTCTTGAAACGACGCGTTCTCAATCCAATCTAACGCCCATTTAGCTTTTTTCTGAACCGCTGGTAACCTGTCAATTGCGTGGAAACAATCATCCTTTTCTTTTGAGTCTGTGATATAAGTATCAATCAATAACGAATAAGTTAATGAATGTTCGTTTTCCATTGCAACTTGGAATCCATAGAAAAACTTAGCTTCAGGAAACTGAACCTCTCTTGCGAAGTTCTCAGCAATGTTTTCATTAACAATACCGTCAGATGCCGCGAAAAATGCTAAGATATTTTTGATAAAATATTTTTCATTATCCGATAAATTACTCCAATCTCTGATATCATCACTCAAATCAAATTCTTCTGCCGTCCAAAACGCTGCTTTGTGTTGTGCATAAAATTCCCAAATATCGTGATATTGGATTGGGAATACTACAAATCTATCAGGATTTGTTTCTAAAATTGGTTCTACTTTATTTTCCATATTATTGTTCATCTTTTTTATTTTCATCATCTTTTTTCTTCTGAGCTTCACGTTCTTTACGTCTCTCTAATAACTCACGAACTTTATCACGTTGTTTTTGGTCATTTTGTTCTTCAAGACCTAAGAATGTAACTGAAGATTCGGTATCAATCTCTAACATTCCGTTATCAAACTTACAATTTTCAAACACAATACCATCATCACCAATACGAGATTTAGTAATCGCAATTGTTGCTAATTTCATTTCTTTTTGTTGTAATGATTTAGCGACTGAAATAATTACGTGACCTACTTGTGCTTTCTTAATAGAACCCCCCATTTGGTCTGTAGTTACAACTTCAGAAGAAATTGATTGTCTATTACCTTGTGTTGCCGTCCAACCAACTAAATTTAACTCGTGACACATAGCTTCAAACGCTCTCATTACAGAACCTTCAGATTTCCACTCATCACCTAAGTTTCTATCAGGTAACACACAGTCGATGTAGTCTAATGATATCATATCAATTTTAATTCCGTCAGCAATCATTTTTCTAACTTGATTCTTGATTTGTAACATCGTCATAGTATCTGACGGTAACTTTTTTAAGATTAATTGATTTGGCATTGTCGTTTTAATCTCAGTTACACGTTTCATTACCTCATCTTTCTTCAAAGTTAATTCATCAGGATGAACTTTCGTCCACAAAACTATATGTTTTCTTTGAATAATCTTAGGGTTGTCCTCAAAAAATATTTGTAAAACATTATACCCTAAGTTAAATGCGTGATTTGTAATCTTAGTCATTAGGGTTGTTTTACCCACACCTGTTGGTGCTAACACAACCCCAATCTCACCTTTAGCCAAACCTCCTTTTAAGAGTTTATCTATACCCGAAATACCCATTGGTATCGGATGTCTATAATCCTCGTTTAAAACATCATCTAAGTTAGAGAAAACGTTAGTCATACCATCTTCTCTTTCCCCAACTTGTAATGCACTTCTTACTAATTGTTCAACTTTGTCGTAGTTTTCAAATTCACCACCGTCAATAATTTTTTGGGCTTTACCCATAACTTTTTGAAGTTCTTGTTGTTTACAAAACTTCATTGCTTTTTCTTGAACGAACTCAGCACCTTCTATTGGTGCATCTTTAATTTTACCAATTGTGTCAATAACTATTTTTGAAGCCGTCTCTTGTTGTAACTCCGATTTAGTTATTTGTTCCAAAGTATCAAACGTTGGTGTGTGTTCGTATTTTGCATAGTATTCTTTAACCATCTGAATGATTAATTTGAAATACTTGTTTTCAAAATAAGTCACATCAATCACGTCGATAATTGACCTTGAAAAGTCCTTATCTAAAATAATTTGGTTTAATAACTGTATTTGGAAACCACTTCCTAAGTACTCAAAATTTTTATTTTTACTCATATATCTTTTTGTATTTTTAGATAAATATTACGCCTCTAAACTAACTTCAGCATATTCAAAAGATAAATTTTTAGATGAAAAAATGTCAGTTAATGATAAAAGTAAATTTTTTAGGTGTGGCCTTACATCTACGGTATATCTTATTTTTGGTGGGTAGATTTTTGCGTCGATTTGTCTATGACAAATTGTCACATCACCTTGTTTGATGAAGACGTTAAAATACTCAGGACCTTCAGTATATGAAGTATCCATAACCGCAGGATTGTTAACAATCTCATACATATTATCTAACATATATGTAACTGTTTTCATTTTTAATTGACGTTCCAAATCGTGTTTGAAATCTTTAATTAATTCATATAACTCAACAGAAGTTTTCGCTTTAGGATTAAAATCCTTTACATTAAAAAAACGTTGTACGATGATGTTATCGTTAACCATCATTAAAAACTCTAATTTTGTTGATTCGTTTTGTTCTTTCATAATTTTACTTTTTAAACTTTCTTTTTTCTTTTCTTGTTAATTTTAAAAAGGGTGTTAAAAATTCACCCAAGCATTGTCACCTTTCGGTAGGAACTTAAAGAATCCGTCTTCCATCATCATCTTTATTACATTCCTATGACCTCGACCATCCGGGTCTAAAGTCTCTGAGTAATACTCATTTACTAAGTTTTTTCCATCATCATTAATTAAGGGGTTAGACAAATCTACTATTTTTTCGTTAATAACATAATATTCATCACCAAATACACCATTTTTTGTTTTTCCTGATAAAAGATTTTGTAACACTTTGTTGTCTTTATCATTCTTATGTAAATCCTCAGCCTTTTTCAAAATATCGGTTAAATTAACTTCAACTTCAAGTAGCTCAGGAAAAAATTTGACCAATGTTTTTTCACCTAACATTTGAATTCCCGTAATATTATCTGACTTATCACCAATTAATATCTTACATACTTTAATATTATAGTGTGGTAATTCAATATCTTTTAATTGGATTTTATCTCCCTTCTTATAGAATTTTTTCTTATCAGGTAGATATATTTGAACGTTATCTGATATTAGTTGGGTTAAATCTCTATCACCTGAGAATATAGTTTTATCCTCATCTATAGATATCTGACAGTAATAAGCGATGAGGTCATCAGCCTCATTACCATCAATAATAACTTGACGAATAAATAACTCCTCAAGATATTGTTTAACACGTTCTTTTTGTTCTAATAATGAACTTTCAACGTGTTCCAATAATACTCTTTTACGATTTTCTTTATATTGGGGGTACAATATTTTTCTTGATGATGAGTTTTCATCACCATCCCAAAAGACAACTACTTTGTCAAAATTTTCATTTAGAATGAACTTACGTAATGTGTCAATAAAATACCACACACCACCTATATGTTTTCCGGAGTGAAAGAAATCCTTCACCCCGTGAAAACCAATTTTAATTAGGTTGTTTCCGTCAACCAATAATGTTTTAGTCATTTAATACCTTTTAAAGGTTCGACAC